TGTAGTAAAGTATTTGCTCTTTTATACTGTCTGTGATGCCGTGCACATTGTTTAGTAAACTCAAGCGCAGTTCTTGGACTATTTGGGTGGCGATGTCTTGTGCGACGCCGAAGAGGGAGACGCGTTTAAGTAAAGGTTCCACGGGAAACCTGTCTTTAGTACTCACTAGCATCCCGTTAGTGCCTTGTTGCAAGTGTCCTGTAATTGTTCTTGCGCTCTTCACTGTCGTGAACTCCCTATAAACACTATACCCATACTTACCAGCACTCTCAATATGAATATCGTTAACCACGTCTATTATTGGTGCTGGATTAAAGTAGTCATATATCTGCGAGGATGCTTTATCGTAACCTACAACAGCAGCATGTGCATTGAAAACTGCTATTTGAGCGCCGATGGTACGCTTCATTATAGGCGTATATTTCTGCTCGATCTTCGCCTGGAAGACGTGGAATTTAAGCCAGGTGGTATGTTGTTGGGTAGTGGTCATACAATGAAGCCTATTTTACGACACAAAGCAACAACGCTATCGTGCCACATACGGCGGCGAAAATACTTAGCTCTATATTTTTTGCTACGTTTAAATCGTTGCTTCAGCATACTTGCTCCCTTTTTACACTCAATTTATAAACCCCAAACTCAACCTTAATATCCTCAGCCCCTCGATTGTATTGCTCCATAACCATAACCAGCATCTTTTCGCGCTCGTAAGTTTTTTTACCACGTTTAATCCTACAATCGGTAGGTAGTATTTGAATTACACTGTTTATGCGCTCTTGCAAACTCACGTATTATGGTTTATCGGTATCATTTTACCGGTTAATTTATAAAACCTGACTACCTGAAATGGCACTCCTGCGCGCTTCACCAGTATCTTAACTACGCCGCCACGAACTAACTTATACGTACGATATTCTATACCATCGGTGTAGTATGTGGTTGATTTTATCATTTCAGTAACCCGTTTTCGCTCACGAATAATTTCTTAGGCGCACCTGTCTCGTCAACTGCATTGTTCGCAGGGTCCTCCGGCAGCATATCGACCTGTATACTTGCATCGTCCATTGTCATTATACCGCTCGGTATCCATATTTTATCCATGTTAGGATCAACCGACTTGCCGAAATCCTGCATTTCGCGTTTCTCATTTGGTGATACCCACCATGATGTATTAAGCCATTGAGCCAGCGACGTCATATCCGGCTGCAATTCCTGTATTCCGGATAAGTCTAAATCAACAAAATACTTTTTACCCTTTACATTATACCCTGGCACAATCCTGTTATTAAACATATCAGCTTGCGCCTGCCGTTCGGGTATTATAGCAGATGTATAACTATCCTTGCGCATTTCTTTTACATTGCTCTCTGTACTGGCTGCGTGGTTATTGAACAGCGTATCTGAAACATGATAGAGATTGCACAGCATTGCGAAGTTCCACTGCTCACCTGCTATAAGGTCCATTTCTACAGGGGTGATGCCAAGTTGGTGCACACTCAAGTCACCTGCCATCATTTTAACCTTCCCTTTATTAACGATACCGGCATACTCGCGTTTAAATTGCTCTTTTGCTTTACCTAGTTGTTCAGTACCAAAATCATCAGCGCTTACAGACTTGTTTGCTACTATAACCGCAGGACCGCCGTTCTCAATCTGTGCTATTGCAGCAGTTTCGCTATCGTTAGCTCGCTTCAATGTTCTTGCACCCGCTTTTAAAGGGCTCATGCCATAATGCTGTTGCCCGTCAACGGTCCAGTAATAATTAGGATACTTGCTATGTATAACCTCTGTTGTTTTTAGTAATTGCACACCGTTCATAATAAGCTCGTAACCTATTACCTCGGACGGGAACCGATTAGGAGTGTATAAAAGAACAAACGGCGCGGGCATTGTGAATAATTCAACTATCTTACCTTTATCAGCTCCCGCTTCAAGCGATGGCGCGTACCAGTAAGAGTTACCTGTCAGTAATCGAAAACCAGCGCTCATTTCATAGAATGTTGACGTGTCATCAATTCTATTCGGCTTGTCAATAAGTATCTGTATTGGATTATCCGGTTCAACCTCCGCGAGCGCTTTGGTGCGGAGTTTATATGCTTTGTATAAGTTTTTTGGTGAGCTATCCCTTAGATCAATTCTTTTATAAGCCTTTAGTGCATTCTCATCTCTTATTTCATAACACTTCATTGGTATCTGTGCTGACTTCCTGGCAATTAAAGAAACAATACTATAAACTGCGCTTGATAATTGGTACCCATTCTGAATATAACCGATCTCATTGTTAACATCAGATCTCAGGAATCCACCCTGCGCCCTGAATTGCTGTTGTAATACCTGCTGTGTTAATGCTGCATTATAGTTCGTCAGATCAGTGAATGCATTTCGCATCTGCGCAAGCTCAGTGGCAATTATATCAAGTTGATTCGGTTTATTGCGAGAAAATATACCCAAGGGGAATGTTTTTATAAAAGTAGCATAAATTATATAAAAAAGATGAAATGAGAAAAACAGCAAGTATAAACAGAATAAAGCTTAACCGATATTGCTCTAACGTATGTTCCCACCGTCGGTAGTTGGGCAAGACTTATAACTTTGGACATCCGCTTGCTGCATCTCTATTCAAACCGCTACAAATTTTTATATTCAAACTTACTGCTTTAGTATCATTTTTACATCTCCAAATCAACCTCTACCCATTGGGTTTTGGGCTTCAATTCAAACCATTGGCGCATCATAAAACAATCCCAATCATCGGGAGAGCGGCCAATAAATTCTTTTACATCTTCTTTCTTTACAATCTTTAATTTGCCGTCATCATCCGGGTCACGGCGCTTTACTTGTTCGGCCTCCTCAATAAATCTTTCTTTAAAGTCATCGTTAACTAAGTGCTGACTAAATCCTGTAATGCTTTTATTAACACATTCGGCAGCCATATAACTACACTGCGTTTTAAGGTTTTCATAGTTTTCTTTTACATGCACCTTTGGATTTTCAAGCGGCGTGCTATTATTCACAAAGCCTTTGCAGCCAAGAATATCAACAACCCCCCCACCTACGCCATCATCATCCGCAATAACTTTTGACATCGGTATAACATTTCTATCAGCTACTCTTTTTATCTCAGCGGCAACTTCGGTAACTTTTTTATGCTTTAATGTTATACGCTCAACAACAAGAAAACCTTTCCATCGGTATATACGACTTTCATCATTTCCAAACCTGGCAACGTCAGCGGTGATGCAACTTACTCCATCTTCTTTCACACGTCCGGCGCAATTAAACATATCATCTATTGCGTCGTAAGACATAAGCATATTATCATCATCATCGTAATCGAAATTCCCGAACAATAAACGCTGCTTACGAACCTTGTCCTTAATCTGATTAAGTTTGTCAATATAATCGACTTCAATAAAAGGATTATCTGAAACAAGTGACACAAGAAATTTAACCTGAGCAGGAAGAGTATTATTTTTATAAGGCTTCCAAAAATAAGAGTGCACCCAGTTTTTCTTTGGATTTAGTGTAATAAAAATCTTTCCTTTCAAGCCATATTTATCATTCAAGTGCCTGCCAATACGTGTTTTTATAGTATCATAAGCCCCAAATGTAGTTTCCCCGGCCTCTTCAATCCATCCCCCAGTGTATTCCTTTGAACCAAATCGCTCATAAAACTCATCGCTTGGCCGGTGAGATAATTCCATGAAATCGATACGGCTGCCGTTAGCGAAAGTTATGTAATGGTCTTGCCCGTTATATTTCCAGCCTTCAATGCCGTACTGTTTAAAAACCTTACTGAATGTTATAAAGGTTGATTCACGGAGATCTTTTAAAGTCTCTCTGCCAACAAACCAACGCGTTTCAGGGTAGCATTCGCACATAAAAGTCAACCAGGCGGCTCCGGTCCAGCTCTTTGCGCCGCCTGCCGCTCCGCCATACGCAAACTCTTCAGTTTCTTTATCGGCTAATATTTGTAGTGCCCGTAATTGTTTTACATGCAGCTTGCCGGCTACCTGTGCTATAAAATGAAAATCACCGCGTTTAAATAGCTCACAGCGAATTTGGTGGAGCGTCTGGCGCGTTATCGGTGGAAGCTGCATCTTGCGTGGTTGCGTTAGCGATTATTTGCTCCAACTGTCTTAATGATTCAGTGGGTAAATTGATAATGTTTGTAGCTGGTAAGTCCTTACCGTTGTTTGTCAAATCTAAACGATCTGAATATTTCTTTGGTTTTAGTTTTGAAGCTATCCATTTACGGGTATCGACGCGTAGGCGTGAGCGGTTTATCCATTCACGGTTCTCTATTGGCCCTTTATCGGTTTGGATAGTGTCACTGCTTGATTCGTCCGCTATTTCAAGCATTTCTTCGGCCAAAAAATCAGCTTGCTGTTCCTTAGCTTGCGCGTACTGTTGCGAAAAATCTTTGTTTGTTGCTA